AATCTAGGATCATCAGGAAACTGAGAAACACTAGAAAAAGGTTGAGTGTACATTGTAGACAATGCATTTTTACCACGCTTACACTCAATAGCGTGATATTGATCATCATAAGGAGCTTGAGTAGTCGCAAACATACTAATCTCCATTTCTCGAAGATTTTGATAATTAGCATCAATAACATCATAATCAGTGGCCATAGTAACTTGACCAACTGCTGGAGAATTACCGCTAAAAGCAACAGATGAAGTAGAATCAAAATGCATTATCAAACCATGAAATTCAAAATTCTCAAAGCATAAAGCAATGGGAGCCATAAAAGGAAATAAAGCAGGATTACCTGGATTAAGGATATAATTTCTGTTAACAAAATTTGAACCACTAACAAAAATAGCACCAACAAATTCTGTCCAAGCAAGACGGACAGAACCAGGTTTAGAAGTAAAATTAGGACGACCAAGAGATGGAGCTGTTTGATTTAACAAACTGTTACATTGCAAAGAATAATCTCCAAAACCAAGCCAACGAGACAAAGTAGAAGCACCTTTGCCAAACCATGAGCCAAAACCAGGCATAAGAACATTACCGAGAGCAGTAGCACCGCTTTCAGCTATCTTATTGACGTAACCCTGACCTTCTCGACGTGGACCGAGAAAACCATCAACGGCGTCAGTAAGATAATCACCGTGTCCATAGACACGACCTGATTTCGTATGGACAAGTTTTTTAACTCTTTTCCATTTTCCTTTAGGTTTTTTGGTAACGCCTACCAAAGTAGCCATAACCTTATTAACAGATCTGACTTTCTTTTTAGCAGCTTTAGCAGACATCATTTTCTTTTGTGTTGGCATCATAAAATAAAAAGCTCATAGGAGCTTAATTTGCGTCTGCAGCCGCAAATTATTCAGTGTTGAAAAGTAGAGCTCGTATTTCAAACACAGATAAATTTTGACCCAACAAGGATTTAACACTAATAACATCATCCATCCTTTTTTCTTGAAGAAAAAGATAGGGACGGTCCAAGATCCAATCCACCATCTGCTGAACAGCAGACAGTTTATCAGGATCAGTAAAACATAAAACCCGCATAGCAAAAAGCCTAGCAAGGGTTAAACGCCATGAATTCGATTTTCGATAAAAATATAAACCAGTAAACAATTTGTCATAATCAGGAACAAACATCCATTGATAGACAAAAG